TCACCTGTTAAGGTTTCAATAGATGATGCTATGTTGTGTATAAAGCCTACGCCTACTACAACAAGATCGAGAAAGCGTACTGGACGAGGAATGTATTTATCATCTTTCATCGCCCAGTACACCTCTCATTAAAAAGTTATTATCCCTTTTTTACTGCGTTGCCACGACGGCCTGCTGGCATCATTGATGGAACTACCTTGCCACCTGCTGGCTTAGATGTGTCCTTCTTGCCTTCTACTGGCTTTGACATTGGCGCTGCTGCGCGAGATCCCTTGTTCATATTTACACCTCCTCTGCTTAAGCTGCGCCGGTGATACCAGCGAGTAATTGGGCTATATCGGGTCTTTGACCAGCAGCAGGGGCCATACCACCTTGTTCTTGTGGAGGTTGCGCTGAGGCTGGGGCGGGGGCCGCTCCTGCTGCTGGAAGTTGTTGTTCCATACCTGGTGCCATTGGTGGCATCTCTGGGGCTGGAGGTGGTGGTTCTGGTGTAAATGCTTTTTCGATTGTGCTCTCTAGCGATTGGCCCTTTTGCCGACCTTGGATAACAGACGCAATGCGGGTGATAATCTCACTAGGGTCTTGGCCTTGCGCTGCAAGGGCCGGAATGGCTTGAGCATACTGAGCAACAGCCACGCGCAAAGAATCGCGCATTTCTTCGATATCAACACGTTGTTCCTCCTGCGTAACATTCAAGTCCATTGGAATCTCACGACGTACATAGTCACGAGATACGAGCTTGTCTGAACGCATTTGTAGTAAAGCAATGATGGCACGGTTTGGATCCATACCAGACATAATTCCGTAGCGTACATCTACGCCGTACTCACCCTTAATGTCACGAGATGGTGTGTACTTGAGAACGTAAGGTGTTCCGTCATCTGTTCCCTTGATGGTCTTTGGAATACCACCAAATACTTTCTCATCTGCTTCAAAGCATACTGAAATAAGTTCTTGGAACATACGAGCAAACTGTGCTTGTGCTGATTTGATCTGTGTATCAAAGCCAGCCTGTAGTGCTTGTACACCACGACCAGTAACTACTGATGCGCTGATATCTCCTGAACGAGATTCAGGGTAACGAGCACCAAGTCGTAGTTCACGCTCTAGTACGCCTGATTCTGTAAAGACTCCAGGTGGTAGTTCCAAAGGAACACGACGAATACCTTGTGGGTTAGCAGAACGCATAATTGAATCTGGACCAAGAGCAAGTTCTTGCACATCCTGTGGGATAGCAATAGGTGCCTGGATAGATTTTTCTGCTGCTTGGATCTGCAATACTGCAAAGCGAGCACGAGCAAGCTGTACAGATAGAACATCATCAAACTGTCCACGTGCTTCTCCGTCAAGAGATGAACGCATTACGACAGATGCCATAGGCTTGTTCAAGATGTTAGGTGTACGTGATAGAACTAAGTTCTTACGTTCTGGTAAGTACAGTAGATCCTGGTCCTTATCGTGGTACTTGACCATTGAGATATAAGGAGAAGATAGAGCGTACTGGTTTTTACCTAGGATTATGTCGTAATACTCTGGGTATTGTGCCGCTAGTGTCTCTGCATCGGTAACGATGACTTGAGTAACAGACATAACACGACCATAACGATCTAACTCTGGGTAAGTACCGAATGGGTTGAGCATACGGATACGAGGGTTGTTGTCCTCAAAGTCCATCTCAACCATACCGATACCAAGACCATAGGTGTTATACCAGTCTGCTGCTGTGTACATCTGCAGTTGTAGGTCAGAGTTTGTTACATAAAAGTTTGCAATACGAGTTCTAGTATCTGCTGCCTTGCGTGCTGCATCTGAAACCATATTGGTTGCTGAGCAGTTAAAGGATGGCAGTGGTGCCATTGCTTCTGCTAAGTCACGTGCTGCTACGTCAATGAAGTTTGCAACCAGAGGCTTTGGATATTCCTCTGAAAACATTGCAGGGTATACCTTAGAGATATCTCCCTGACGCACCGAGAGCACATCACGCATACGTTGATCTCGCGCTGATGAGCGAGTACGTAAGCGTGCTAGCTTAGCGTCAACTTCTTTGACTGATAACAATGTAGGGTCCTTAAATTATTTAGTAAATTGTTTTCTTAGGCTTTACTGGTATAGCAAAAACTCCACCAATACGCTTGGTTTCTAGAGGTGCTCTCTTTGCAACCTTTGGATTAGCCGCTGCTTTCTTTGCTGCAGTTGCCACTCTCTTTGGAGCAGATGCTGCAAGTGCAGTGTTAGCCAACAGTCTCCTTGGGCTAGGTGATGCATTAGGATTTCTAGGTAGCAATCTCCTTGGAGTAGGTGGCTGATTACTTTTTTTAACCGCTGGAACTCTGACGCTCTTTTTAGTTGATGGTGCGCGAGGACCTGTAAGTCTCTTAGGCGCAGGCTTCTTCATATTTGCCATTAGCGGTTCACGTTACTGCGACCGCTACCGCCGCCACTGCCCATACCGAAGCCACCACCAAGACCGCCGCCGCCGCTGCGAATACCACTAACGCGACCATTGCCACTGCGTACTCCGCCACGAATTGCTTTGCCACCTTTATTTGACTGACCGCGCTTGGGATTATCTGCTGCCTTTGTTTCTGCTTTACGCTTAGTGGCTGCTGCACGTTCTGCCTTAAATTTTGCCTCTGCAGCATTACGCGCTTTGTTTCCTGCTTTAATTTGTTCAGGAGTTGCAGGTTTAGCATCAGGGGCATATCTTTTTGAACTGTCATATCCAGCCGCTTTAAGTGCGTCATTAACTGCAGCACTCACAATGCCTCGTCGTAAATCTCTTACAAAAATCTTTTCTGCAAATTTTGCATTTTTTGCATCAAGTTTAGTTTTTGCGCGAGCAGCAGGAGTCTTGCTTTTAGCCTTCTCCATTATTGCTCGCTTTTCAGTTAGGCTTTGTGTTAATGGCTTTGAGCCAGCCTTAATAATCTTTACATTTGGTGATACTTTCTTAACCACTGTTGCAGTCATTGCGCCCTTGCGAGCTGCGTCTGCAGACTTTGCTACTTTCTTTGTTGCCATTTTGTATTATCTCCTTATTAGATGAATGTACGATCTTTCTCGGCGAGCAATTCATCTATGTTGATAACTGTTCGCTTGCCTACCTCGTAACGAGATAGGAATGGGTTTTTCATATGGTGCTTTTGGTGGAGTCCGTGGTTGAGCATCTCGCGTGCTCTGATCTCACAGAACCACAAGGCCATCACCATATCGGTCTTGCCTTTGGTAGTAGGTGACCACGTAATCAATTGCTCGATAAGAGCTTTGACATTTTCAGTTTGGTCACTAGGTAAATGAATAAGGTTGTCGCGGTGGTGCTTTCCGTCGTGTTGTTTCGTTCCGAACAAGGTGGACATAGAAGCAACACCGAAACCGGAGTCCCACTTGTTGGTTCCAGTATGGTGTTCTCGCAGTAGCACACCCCGTGAGGCAAGGTTTTGGCGGATGCCCTCATCTTGCGTAAGGAATGATTGAAAAGCATTCTTTTCTACTATCCACTCACTGGGTGAGTACAGGGAAGTCCAATCAAAAATTAGTTGGCGTATCGCAGCAGGCGTTGGCCTAGTGATCTTAATAGCATCAACGATATAGCGTTTATGTGTAACCCGATCAACAGCGTAACAAACGACGGCTGTATCACCAACCATAGCGGGATCAAGACCACAAATAAAAGAAAAGCCGTTAACATCACGCGGATGGCCTGGGTTACCAGGAACCAAGCGACCTGCTTTACGCATACCATCTATAGAACCTCGCACACATACCGGATCAAAGATGGCATCATCTGAGATATCTTGTTGTTGATAGACCAAAGCCCAGGTACTTGCATCCATAGCTTGGCGTTCATTGTAAAGGTTGCGACCATTCCATCTAGGGTAGAGGCCGTCTTCGTTCTTGTCAGATTCCATCTGACCATCGAATGGGGCATCGCTAGCAGGCCACAAAGTTTCCCACTTGTCAGGGTCTTCGTGCGTGGTTAAAAGTGCTGGCATAGCCAAGTACTTCCACGGGACCAGTCCACCAGGGTAGCGGTCTTCGTTGCGTAGCTCGCGGTATAGGTCCATAGCTGAAACACGCGTACCAATAACTACAAGTTTACCCGTAGGGTTCAAACGAGAGCGTACGTCCTGGGTCAACCAGCGAATCTGCTTTTCAAACTCGTT